CAGGCATTTGTCTGGAGGGCGGGGTGGCGCGGTTCTCTTGCAACTTCCATAAGTGGATGGTTGACGCGAGAGACCCGTGACCAACACCTTTGTTCGTCATAGCGATCCGTAGGCCCGTGACGTTAAATAAGAGGTTGCCCAGTCCTTCGGCTTAGGGAGCAGGGTACGAGGGGGTCCACATACCCCCTCGGCAGCGCTGGCTGCATAATCACAGAAACAGTGGTAGTCTGTCCCTCTACCAACCTTTGTCGGTTAAAGAGCTCCACTTCTCAATAATTCAACTATGGCCACAACTTACGCAAATTCAGATCCTCACGCGCGCTACCCCACCCCCACAGCAACTAGAGTTCCGTTCTGGACCCGGTTACGTCAGAAGTTTGTGCATTGGATGCTCAACTCTGATTGGAACTGGTGTCTGGGCGGTGTCTCGCAAAGCGACTGGGAAGATTGGAAGCAAGATGAAGTTATGCGACGAGAAGTTGCCAAAGAGATGCGCCACGTGCGGTATGAGCGTCTGGAGGGAGAGGATGACGTGGCTTGTGCCGTGCGCGAGGTGGCGCAAGACGGGGGTTTTGCAGAACCCCCGTTAAGTGGGCGTGGTGGTTCCCTCATCACCACTGCTGGTCGCACAGATCGAAAGATCACGATAGATCCGTGGCTCAACGCCATGGCAACGCTCGTGGGACGATTAGAACTGTGTGAATGTAATAGCCCGGCTGATATGAGCGTTTCCAGCGACGCTCTGGCAGAGGAGCCTCCCGATCCCGGGAAAGGACAGGAGGGCACCCGCCGTCGTGTGCGCACCCACGCCACCTTCGTTTCGCGAATGGTGATTGTGTTACGCGCACGCTTCGGCAGGCTTGAGCCCGAACCCGCCAATCAGCTGCTCATCAACAAGGAATACTCCCGTATTCTCCGGAAGAAAGAGTATGGCCTTAGGGCCATTGACATCGAGATGCACAGGAGAGATGTGTTAAATGTCTATTTCTCAGACCTGGAGTACGAGAGGGTCCCGCTTGTGCGGTCGACGCTTCCCCGATGGTTCAAGGACCTAATGGGGTTGCAGAGGCCCATAGCGCGGCCACTTGTCTGCTGAGGGTGCCCGGTTTTACTGACTGGTTGTGACACCGCCGTCGATCCCTCTTTGAGGGAAACGGCGCGGAAGATCGGCAGGTTGTCAGTCAGGAGAAACGGGCTGACCGGCAAAGTGAGAGTTTATCACGTTGTACCTCACTTGACACCCCCCCACAACCTTGGGGTGTTCAACAACAACGTGGACACGGTTGAGCGGGCGTTGGTGGAACGTTACTTTCTCTGCAAAGAGGGTGACGGTTTTCGCCCTGCTCTTCGGGTGCGACCCAGAGCCTTCAACCGGGCTGGCCTGGCTGATTTCAGGCGCAACGTACTCAAGCATATGCCACACCTGCCAGTGTTGAGCAGACCCGCTACGGCCGGTCTCTTCCGCGGTAGTAAAAGGCACGTGTACGAGGCCGCATGCGCCAGTTTGATGCTGGACCCTGTCTCGGAGCAAGATGCCCTACTGACGTCCTTCACGAAGTTCGAGAAGTTAGATGTCGGAAAGGCACCAAGGCTCATCAATCCCCGCAGCCCGAGGTACAACCTCGAGCTGGCACGCTACCTCAAGCACGCTGAGCACCATTTCTTCCACGCTATCAACAAAGCGTGGGGTGCACGCACACATGCAACCGTCATCAAAGGCTTTGACGCTAGGGTATCGGCAGCAATCCTTAGGGATAAATGGAACCTCTTTGAGGATCCAGTTGCTGTCGGACTTGACGCGACGAAGTTTGACATGCACGTGTCACAGCAAGCTCTGAGGTACGAACATTCCTTCTACACAGCCCTGTTTCCTGGTCGACAGGGGTTGAGGAGGCTCCTAAGATGGCAACTCATCAACCGCGGTACTGCCTACTGTCCCGATGGGACAGTCAGGTTCGAGATGCGCGGTACGCGAAGCTCTGGCGACATGAACACCTCTCTCGGCAACTGCATACTCATGTGTGCGATGGTCCGAGAATGGTGTGAATTAGCCGGAGTGGATGCGGAGTTGGCCAATAACGGAGATGACTGTGTAGTGATCATGGAACGGAGTGCACTGGACCAGTTCCTGTCGGGGTGCGATGGGTTTTTCCGGCGCTTAGGATTCGCTATGGCTGTGGAGGAGGCAGTCGACGAGTTCGAAGCAATCGAGTTTTGCCAAACCCACCCGGTCTTCACGACCAATGGGTGGGTGATGGTTAGGAACCACGTCTCGACTCTACAAAAGGACTTAATGTGTCTCTTGCCCGTACCCAACGCCGACGTCTTCGGACGTTGGTTGGGTGCAGTGGGCGAGTGTGGCGGCTCTGCCGCCCATGGTGTGCCTGTGCAGCAAGGATGGTATGCGATGATGAGGAGGTGTGGGGCAACGCCCCGCATCACTGATATCGAAGCTACCTTCCGCAACACAAGCAGGCTACACCGCAAGTTCAATGGAGTTGATGTGGTGACCCCCGAGGCTAGAGTTTCGTACTACTATGCCTTCGGAGTTCTCCCGGATGAACAAATCGAGCTAGAAGCTCTCTGGAATCGCACTGACGTTGGGAGGCCGGTGGCCGGGCCTCCCAACATACGTGAGACGTTATCTTTCACAGGCCACCCGCTGCTACTAGACCAGGCTAATGTTGGCAAACGGAATTAGTCAACATGGGCAGAAAGGGAAAGAAAGAGATCGTCGTGAATGTGAATACTGGGAAGTCAAAACGACAACGACGGAGAGAACGAGTGAAACAAGCAGAAGTGACAGCCCTAGGCCGCGCATTGCGTGTTCTAGGTGGTGTCGGTGGTGGAGTCGCTGGAGAATACATGGGAAATCGAGACCTTGGTGCTTATGTGGGAACAGGTTTAGGGGGCATGATCAGCCGTTGGCTAGGTCAGGGCTCATACCGTGTTTCGAGCAACAGTGTGGTCTCGAACTACCAATCAGGATCCGGCAGCATCCCAGCAATGCACAAGTCGGGCCAATCCGTGACAGTGCGACACCGCGAGTTCCTGACATCGATCAAGGGCTCGCAGGACTTCGTAGTCCAGAGGTTCTTCTTCCTCCAACCAGCGGACCGTAACACGTTCCCGTGGCTCAGTGGAATTGCACCGCATTTTCAGCAGTACCGCATCAAGGGCATGGTTTACCACTACGTACCAACTAGTGGTTACGCCGTGTCTGGAAGCAATCCTGCTATCGGTTCAGTTATGATGCAAACGAGCTATCGGGTTAATGACGACCCACCCGCTACAAAGGTTGAGATGCTGAATGAATACTGGGCATGCGAATCGTCGCCAGTCGAAGCATTCTGCCACCCAATTGAGTGCGCACCAAAAGAGAACCCCTTCAACATCCACTACACACGCACCGCGCCGGTGCCCGCCAACGACTCACCCTTGTTGTATGACATGGGAGTTACGTACGTTGCAACAAGCGGGATGCCGGCAGGTGGCAACGTGGTTGGGGACCTCTGGGTGACATATGAGATAGAGTTTAGCAAACCCTTAGTGGCGTCCAACACGACCAGCACTGTGCTTTCTGGCACTATGCAGGTTCCGGAGCCTGTGCCTGCCGCTTGGTTTGGCGCGGGCAATTACGCCGTGACTGGGTCCCTCAAGTTTACCGCAACGGAGCGCACCATCACCTTCCCTCTTGGGTTGATGGGGGTGTACCTTGTCGTGGTCGACATCGAGGCAAGCAGTACTTTTGCGCAGGCGGACCTCAGTGGTGCGCCTGACCTTTTGCACTGCACTCTGGTGAAGTACTGGTCTGAGGACGACTATGTTCGCACGGTCGTCCCTAGCGGCACAATCAACAGACTAACTTACTCATGCGCTCTGAGGCTCACAGACCCGAGTGCACAAGCAGCCGTCCGTTTCCCTGCTGGGACATGGGGCGGAGCAGCATCGGATCTCACTGCGAGCATCACTCAAGTCGCTTAACTACCTACTGAAAATTAGAAACAATATAAAACCTCAAACAGGAATAAAAATTATAAGATTCAAAACAGGAACAAACAGTATAACATTCAAAACATAAAAATAATAAAATCCACCGAAAACATAAAAAGATCCATATAGTAGAGATAGCTTTCATATTAGGAATAGCAAAATCCACTACGTGTGGTATCACCGGCTCAGCCGGTACACCGTGTCTTTGCGGCCTAGCGTGACACTTGCTAAGCGAATCGCAGTCTTCGGACAAATCTAGGCTTACCTTAATATAGCTTCGGCGGGGGATCAAGGTAAAAGCTAGTATAGCAACCAGC